TCCTCTGACCATGAGAAAAGACATCTTGGGCATATGCGCTTTATTCGTTCTATGCCATAAGCAGTCTCGTACTTTGACGAACAGTTATCCTTCCCACACTTCGGACATTTGCTTCGTTCGTTGAATTTCATCGCCCCTCCCACATTTCCCGCAGGTTTGGTTTTACGCGGGATTGTCCGCACCGAGTCGATAGACGTCTGGATCATCGGTGCCGCCGCTCGCCTGCTTATCCTCGATCATGAGCGCATCGACTATTTCACCGCCCCCGTTTCCGTTTCCGCCCTGATCTTCTTCAAGCGGCAACTGCTCCTGAAAATCGGTCTTGGTCATAGACTCCGTGCTGATGATTTCCCCGGTATCGGTACGGATGACGTCCTTCTTCCCATCCTTCGGGCGGAAGACATAGAAGCAGTCAACTTCTCGGTATTCGTATCCATTAGAGATAGTAATGGACAGGCTGTTTAACGTAGCTTCTTTCTGGCTGATCTTCGCCTTGAAATCAGCCGATACCTCCTTGAGCCGATCTTGCAGGCTTTTCATTTCGTTCTGTGTCCGGCCCATCTCCTTACCCTTGTCAACGTATTCCTCGGTCGTCAAAAGAACTGGTACGCTTCTCGGAAATGTCTTCATCCCTCACTCTCCTTTCCGCATCGTCTACAGGTTTGGCAAATCTGTATCTATTTCTTCAAGTTCGTTCATCCACTTTGAAAAGATTGACGTATCCCTTCCGGTATCCATGAAGTGCGTATGCAGATTGTCAATTATTAGCCATACATCGGCAAGGGTCAATTTACCCTCACATCCATAAGCATCTTCACTCTGAATTTCATTTGCTATATTCTCGCCATGCTCAGTTGTTTTGCTCATATCCCCTCCCACATTTCCCGCACTCCCCGCATATCGCCTTCGTCGTCCACTTCCCCGGCTCGTCCCGGCACTCGTAGCGGCGCGGAGGGTGCCAGGGGTCAGACGGCTTTCTTGATCGACCGTCGCCACTGTTTTCCCGGTTCGACAGTGAATCCCTTTTTGTCAATCCACTTTCCGGTAATAAACCATCCCCCGGCAAGAATCTTTTCGCGCCCGGTAACTGCTTCCTTGATTTGCGCGTCGATTTCTTCATACTCTTTCTTTGCTTCCTTCAGAGCATCCAGGCGGTCAAGAAGGGTTGCCAGCTCCCCGGTGTCGATCTCTACTTCCTTGCCGATATGATCCGGCAGACAGATATGGACAAAGGCGCAACCATCGCACCACATATCGTCGTTGATCGGTTCGGGAAGTGTCCCGGCGGCGACATGGGCATTGATTGCCTCGGCTCGTTTCAGCGTTTCCTCTCCGAGTTCATAGTCAATCTGCATGGGGATTTCCTTGATCGCCCCGGAAACCTTGTCCTTGAAGAGAAACAGGCCGCGCTCCTTCCCGTCCATCAGAAGGTACAGGTTGAGCTGTGTCGGGTATTTTCTGAGATACGGGTATTTCCCGCGCTTCAGATCGTCAATGGTGTTGATTGCCTTGAACACGAATGGCGAGCATGATTTTATCTCCATCGGCACCGCTTCGCCAGCGTCCAAAATCTGGCCGTCGATGTGGCCGGTGATGTTGTACTCTTTCCACTGAAAAGAACGCTGCTGTTCGATCACCTTGATTCCCGCCTCAGCCAATTCCTTCAGCACGATCTCCTCGATCTCGTTTCCCATATCAAATACCATCTGGAGCCCGACATCATGCAGGGACTTCTCTTGCCAGCGGGTGCGGTTCAGGACATGATACCGGACGCACGGTATTCCTAGGTCGGACGCCCGGTTGCTGTTGACCGGATATTGCTTGATCTTCCGTGCCTTGCTTTCGAGGATCTTTTCTACTATCATCCTTCCACACCCGGTTCCCTTTCCCCGTCCTTCGGTCCATCATCGGAAAAGCAGACAGACTCGGCGTTCATGTACTGCCCGTTCTTTACGTAGGTTATTTTAACCTTGCGCCCCGCCTCCTTCGCCTCCTTTGCGATCTTCGCTATGGTATCGCTGAATGTAGTGTATTCCTTCCCCTCGGCGTTGATCTTGTAGAGCGGGGATTTCATCAGCGTACCGTCCTTCTTTTTCGTCTGTTGCCGTATTTCGGTAATGAATGTTTCGACGGACTCCGCACCTTCGGAAGCGATGCTTTCCCGTTTCTTGCCCTTCTCCTTGAAATCGACCTTGCCGACTTCTCCCTGGTGGATGCCCGCCGTTTCAAGTTCCTGCCATGTGAGATTCCGAAGGCCGAGGATGCGCGTGATCCCGCTGCCGAGGAGATTGGTATATGCGGACTTCTTCACGTCGCCCTTGTCGATTGCCGAGGGGGGAAGCTCTTTCCCCGAATCATACTTTTTGAAAAACCCGTCCTTGCTTGAGCGGGTTCCGATCACTTCAATAGTCGCCCCCCCGAGCGTGAAGTAACCTTTGTAGGTGTACCCGAAATGCCCGCCTTCATCGGTTTCAAAAAGCGGTTCATCAATCCGCCATGAAATACCGAAGAGACGCCCCACCTTCTCGGACCCTGACACCTGAAGGTATGGCTTTCCTCCCTGGTCGGTCCAGTCATGGGGATTGGTCATTTTGAGCGCGAGCTGCTTGATTTTCACCATCGCGTCAATCCGTTTTTCCGCCGCCTCCGCGATAGCTAAAAGCCTGTCATCGGCAATCGCTGGAACATCGGCAGGGGCCGATACTGCATCAATCACTTCAACATCTCCGTTCATATTTCTCCTTTCGTTACGCCATATCGTAGACTATCCCGGTGTCAGGCATTATGCACCCAACTGTTCGCGGTTAAAACGCGTCAGAATCATTACCGAAGCATCTTGTATATCAATCTTCTCCTCCTCTGTTCCTCGCCTCGGCAGGGCAATTTTCCGCAGCATTTCCCTCATCGCCATAGTACACGAATTACAGACGTACATGCCGCCGCTTTCTGGAGTACACATAATGCAATTCATCCCCTTCTCCTCTCCGCGATCTCCTCGCAGTGGTCGTCCCTGGTTGCTCACTTTTCCCCTATTAAATTCTTGTATACTTCTTCCTTGATAATGCCGACGGTGTGCATTTGTTGGACGATATGGTTGGCGTAGAAAAAGTCATACCGTTTTTTCATTTCGTCGCCATATCTTTTGGCCAGATTTGTGATTTGATCATAGGGACTATTCCAGCCGCTGTGTTTCTCGAACTGTTGCTTGATGTAATCAACGATGGATATTTCCGCCTTGTCTTTGATGATCTTGCCGGAAGCGATCAACTCCGAAACGCGCAGATTTATCTGAAGTGTAAGCTCTTGCTCAATTTTCGCCTGAACGGCAATCCGAATTGCTTCGTCAACTTTCTTTTCGATATTTTGTTTAATGGTAGCAACAACATTTCCCTTGACCGCCTCGACCAATGATGATGAAAGCTCCTCTCCGTCAAGGTAAAAATCTTCCACCTCTACTGTGAATTTCATTTCTCTCTTCTCCTTTCAATCAGTTCGTCAATGTACTCATCATGTAGACGTTCGGCTAAATCCCTGTCCGCCCGCTGCTGGTCCTCCTCGCCGTCCAGGTAGTCCGGGGCGCAGTCGTATAGTTCCCGCTCGCTGCGGGTGGGGTTATTTAGGAGCATTATTCAACAACCCCAATCTGATCGAAAAACTTAGCGGCGAATTGTCCAGCCTTTTTCCTGCTCGCTTCATAGCGGTCCTTATTTGCCGTAGCCACAGCATCAATATCGGACAGGAGCGCGTCAACTAGTTCGGTCATTGTCTTGAGATTTTCAAACCGTTTTTCGTCGGCATTGGTTTCGCCTATCGGCATAACGGGGCCAATGAGTTTTATAACTACATCATATATTTCCATCACTCCCCCACCCTCGGATAAGTACACCGCCGTTCGATCCTCTCCATCCTCGGTATCATCACCATGTCCACCACGTCGCTGCCGCACTCGGGGCAGATGGGATGACCGTTCAGGCGTTCGCAGTCCTCCTCCGGGCCGAACCAGAGGCAGACTCCGTACTGGTCTTTGCACTTCTTCATGGCGTCACCTTCTTTCTCTGACCGGGGTTCAGGTGAACGTGCGCGTTCGGCGGAATGACGGTATCCCGCAGCAGATAAGGCCACCGTAACCACAACCACTTAATAATGGCGCGGACTACTTTGATCTTGATGCTCATAAAATCCTCCTTACGAATCTCCGTGGCCTCCGGGCCTCCCGCCAATCCCACAGGGCGATGAATATCCGGGCCGCTCCCGCGATCACCAGGAAAAGACCCATCAGGCCGATCAGCGTGAACATTGCCCCGGTAAGCGATTCAATGAATGTCGGCGGGGCGAACAGGACGTCGCCGCACCAGTCGGTTATTCTCATGGCTTGCCCTCCTTGGCCTTGCGGATCGCGGCGTCGATCATATCCCCGCCTCCCTCAGCAGAGCAATGGCTTGCCTTGCGATTGCTTCCGCCCTGTCGAACGACCTCTCAAATAATTCCATGCGGTCCTCATGCGTCTCGAATTTATCCTCCCATCCATCGGGGAGGATCGCGCCAAGTTTTTCCTCTAATTCATCAGCGTGCGTTCCCATCTTCGTACCTCCTCATTTCGTCCGGGTTGACAAACCGCCCATCCTGGAATTGCAGGGCGTGGAAACATTCGTGTCCCAGTGCCGCCTCGCTCACTACAATCTTTCCGTTGACCATCTTCCCGCGAATCCTGATTGTCCCTCCCTGCGGCGATGTAGAGTAGGTTGCTGCCGCCTTCCCCTTTCCGTTCCATCCTAGAGCCTCCGTCACGATCACCCTCACCGTGATTACCGTCTCGGCCTCGGCAGGCGCGCCCTGGATCATCTCCCATGCCCGATACTGGCGGTTAAAGCCGTCCTCACGGAGCTGGGTTGACAGGGGCGTGCAGCCCGAGCACAGAGCGATCATCCCGGCGATGGCAACGAGGAGGGAAACGGCGATGATAAACCTCATCCCCCGGCGGATTCCCTCACGCTTCCGCTCGTTGAACTCCTCCAGGGTCATTTCCTTGCCGTGGTCGGTTACGGTTATTTCGCCGTTGTGGGTCAAGGTGTCACCCTTATGGTTGCGAAGCGGCCCAATTAAGGAGCCGCAGAACATCGGCAGGTGTAGAACGGTTACTAACCGTATCGCCTCCCCATTCTGGCATTGCGATCAAATCACCATTGTCCTTCCATACAGCGCACTCTGCTGTAGTTGACCCAATCTTTCCGGCCTCATCCGACTGAGTGCTAATGTCCATGTTGTAATTGTCGCAGTAGTTTCCCGGCCCAAATTGTACGGACACGGTGTATCCGTTATCGAAGGTGATATGGAAACCTTTACCACCAGTGATCTTAAACCCCCTGTTCATCCCACCTCCTCCTTTCAATGGCCCCGTCGTCCTGACCGGGGCCGGTGTGGTTCTGCCGCTGTTGCTTATAAAGAGCATCGGGCTTAGAGCGTTCCCGTGGGTTAGTCTCAATCGCCCTGCCGTCAATTCTGATCGGCTTTTAAGTCGCGGAATCATCCGCCGGTGCTGCCCGGCTTACCGGGGCCTCATCCCGGTGCCGTTATGTTTGGCGATTGTGGAGATTGTTGACCGTCCCCCTTTCCGGCGGCCCGGCCGTCCGGGACCGCCTCCGTGTGGTGCCGGTAGGCGGGACTGGAGTCTAATTTCTTATTCCCGCTTTATGGATGCGCCTCCTCATCCGCCTCACCGATCCGGTAATGACTGGCGAATCTACCGGCATGTTAGGTGCTGCTCCACGTTACTCCCCGCGCTATTTTGCTAATTGTTGCCCGATTTACTCCGTACATTGCCGCCACGCTAACTTGAGAATGTTTACAGTCGATCAATGCTCTGATTTTGGTAACTGCTTCCTGGGTGAGTTTTTTTCCGCCATTGGGAACATAATGCAACAATCCAATGCGGGACGCATGTCGAGCATTTTCCCGCGCTGAACAATATTCAAGGTTTTCCACCCGGTTATCTTTTTTGTTTCCGTTTATATGGTTGACGTGATAACCGGGGGGCCTTGCTCCCAAAAACGCTTCCGCGACTAGGGTGTGGACTCGCCTGCTTCCGGCTTTCCCGGTTTGTCTGTTCTTGAGTCTCACAAGCAGATATGGCTCACCGTGCGCGGCTTTCACCGTCCCTGTTTTAGCCCGCCTCACTCTTCCCGCTGTTGAAATTTCATAACTAGGGAAGGCCATTATTTTAACCCATTGCTCTTTGTACACATTCCCCCTTTCGTTCTCTCCTACAGCTCCGGCCAAATCAGGCCCGGATGCCAGCGGCCCACGTACCAACTTTCCGGCCACCGTCTGACCGTCCATGCCGGTCATGTCGTGGGGTCCATTGTCATTCGTGGGCTGGTCTTTGGAGATTGATTCCATATTGGTTACTCTCCTCCTCACCGGGCAACATCCGCAGAGGATCGCCCTGGTTTCGTCTCACTTTGCCAATACAAACTTGCCGTTTTTCAGCATGTAGAACGTATCCGCCTTGATTTTCTTTCCGTCTACCAGCACGGTCTTTACCGATTTAATATGGCAATTACCGTCACGCTCTGCCATGACAAGCCAGCACCCAACAGCGCCCTTTGCGCGGCACTGATAGCCAAGGCCACAGGCGATGGATTCTTTGCCGTCAACCGTGGCGGCGGACCTGTTCCCGGTGTTCGTGGCGGCGGACCCGTCCCCGGTGTTCGTGGCGGCGGACCTGTTCCCGGTGTTCGTGGCGGCGGACCTGTC